CGAATATCTCGTTCTACTTTTCTCTATCCCACTTATTTTAGTGTTCACCGGTGAATGGGGGCGTAACGTCGTTGCAGAGGGCTTCACAGCGTTGGAACAGATGCCTGAGTGGTATCAGTATACATTAGGTGTTATCGTAGCCAGTAGCTTTGCTGTGCGCTCTGCTACCAAGTTTTTTAAAAGGAAGTAAAATGGGATTTGAATTATCAAAGAGAAGTAATAACAGACTAAACACTGTTGATCCTCGTATGCAGTATGTTGTTCGAGAAGCGATCAAGCTAACTAAGGTTGACTTTGGAGTCATATGCGGCAAGCGAACTGAAGCAGAACAACGTAAACTAGTTGAGTCTGGTGCAAGCCAAACGATGAAGAGCAAACACCTTGATGGAATAGCTGTTGACCTCATGGCTTACGTAGGGTCAAGAGCCAGTTGGGAACTCAATCTATATGATGATATTGCTGATGCAATGGCAGAAGCTGCACGTAAGTTTGACATTGGTGTGTGTTGGGGGGCTGCATGGGCAACACCATCTGATCCATACCCAATGGACATATCCAAATGGGATGGGTCAATGGAAGATGCAATGAACGCATACGTTGACTTAAGAAGATCTCAAGGACGCAGACCATTTATTGATGGACCACACTTCGAATTAATAATCTAAGTATTATTTGGATCTGTACTCATTGAGTCTATGCCACGTTGTATCATGTCTTTGTTCATGGCGTGGCATACATCTAATAGTTCCATGTAAGCTTTGAGAAAGTGCTCCATCTCTTTGTTGCCAATCATCCATCGATCATGTGGCAAGCCTCTGTGCGCTCTTTCAATAATTTTATTTGCAGTCTTGAAGTACTCAGGTAGTTCCATGTCTCTCATTCCAATGTAATATTCTATGACAATTGGGACAGAGTGGTATACACTTTGCTGCTTCTTTATAAGCTCGAGAGTACTGTCCCTGATTTACAAACGTGCTTACTTCAGCTTCTTTTTTTGAGTCGCCTCTATGGTGGAAGTCAATCAAAGCAGGATGCTGTATACCACAATGCTGACAACTAAGTGAAGCTTTAAATGCTAGCCAAGCGTCATGACGTTTTCTTTTATTTTTTTTATTTGCCGCAATAACTTTTTCTCTATTGCGTCGATACCATTTACGTCCATATTCACGTTGGTATTCTGCTCTTTTTATTGGGTCTTTAATCGGCATCCATTGGTCTACGCATTGGTTTGACCAATTGTTTTGACAGAAATGGTGTGCGTTGGCAAGTCATCATAATTTTTTTGCCGTAGGTGTCTACCAATTCAAAGTATATACTATCTAGTATACCTTTGTTCATAGCAGAGTAACATTGTTGTTCGCTTGGGAAGAGGATGCTTGTTGACATCCTCTCTCCCTCAACCCAATAATGAATAACAAGAAAGGTCCAGAATAAATTTATCATTGCATTTCCCAAGGTGCTGTTGATAGTGTAACTGTTTTCTTTCTGTACACTGTATCACACTTTGTCATTTCTTCCCCATACTTTTTCTTGAATGATATTCCGTGATAGTGTGCAAAGCGTCTTAGCTTGTCTTTGTCCATACCAATCTTTCTTGCTGTCTCTGCAACAGTGTGCTTGCTGCTAAACTTTAGTATCAGTTCTTTTACTTCACGCTCATGGCGTACTTTCATTTGTGCATATGTTTCCATTTTTATTATGCTATCCTCCAAACTCTATAGCCAATAAGTTTGCCATTTTCTTTTTGCATCCTTTTGGCAAATGCTTTGATTGTGGCTTTGCGATTAACACAATTTCCGTAACGTAACCTAATTGCATTTACCATGCATACTGCTTCTGAATCTGTTTTGAAAAGTATGCTATCATCTACTTCCATTCTTTTTGCTATTTCTACATATTTAGCATTTGGTCTATTTGAGATTGGAATAGCTTTTTCTATTTCACCATATTTCATTATATTTCTCCTTGCATATCGTGTAGACGTGTAATTATTGCAGCAAGTGCTTGTCCCAAATGTTCTTTCGGGCAGTTTAGTACTACATCTTTTACATCATATTGATTGAGTGCTGCGACCTCACGAACTTCTCTATTACCTGAACAGCTTTGTGGATGAGCAGAGGCTATCTCTCTTATTCGTTCATCCAAATTATTTTTTTCTATTGCTTGTGGAATGTTTGCAGGTCTACCACCAACGCTTTCATCATTTAAAAATTTTAATAGGTTGGGTTTGTCTGTTGGTACATCAACTTCATTCCAATTTTTACCAAACTCTTTTCGTGCATCAGCTTGAGTTCCAACCCAAGAGCCTTTGTTATTTGTGTATAATCTCATAATACCTCCTGATAAAAAGACCTCCCCGAAGGGAGGCCAGTTGTGTCAACTAGTAGGGAACGGAGAAGAAAACCTACTAAGCGTGACCGCTATTAGAATGGGATCTCATCATGTCCTACTGATGATTTACCCTCTGAGTATTGACCCTTATCCAACTTGTCGGACACAGAGAAAGACATATACGGTTTATCGTCCTTCATTTTCTTCCAAGCTGCAAGTCTTTTGTTGTCAAAGAGTGGCCCAGTGTAATCTGGTGAACCTTCTTTTGCACCATCATTCTGAAACAAGACGCCAATCTTCTGGTATATCTCAACCACCTGATTGCCATCTTTTGTTTCATCCATAACACAAGTAACCTTCATGTCAGTACCATCACTGTTGATCTTACCTTGCAAGATAAGTCTCTGTGTTGGGAATGGTGTGAAGGCTGCGCCTGTATTTGTGTTGTCGTAATCTGCCATGCTTCTGGCTCCTTTCTCAAAGTTAAGTGGGGTGGAAACAGGAACACGCACCACCCCTTTGCGCCACTAGGAGGACAACTTCAACAAACCCCCTCGTTCCTGCAATCTAGAAATTAATCTCTTGAACATTCCCTCCTGTTCGCGGCTTACTTGTGGAGCCGCTCACCTTTTGGGAAGCATCGTTACCATCATCATCTTCAGTAGGAAGATTGAGAATGGATAGTATACCATAGCGTCTAGCGTAGGTAATAGCACTGCCCAAGCCCTGCATGTCCTGCTTGCTCAAGACAACAGGAACTTTGGTTTGCAAAGTAAACCCACTCTCATGGAATAGTTCAGTAGATACATACGCACCGAACTCATCCTTGCCGCAGATGTGACTCAGGAAGAACCCATTGTCTTGCAATGGTGGTGTTACTGCTTCAATAACATCCTCAAGCGTAGCGTAGTTGCTTTTGAAGTGAGGATTGCTGCCTTTCTTTTTGATAGGCTGTATTTCATTACGCACTTTGATTAGTAACTTGACGTGATCTTTCATTGATTTCTCCTTGTTATTCTAAGTGATCCACGTTTGTCTCGTTTAACCGAGATCTGGTCGTTGTATACTTCTCGTTCGTTATCACCGACCATTTGTTTAAGGTCTTTCTTTGCGTTTTCAAAGACCCTATTCTTTTCATAGTAGTTGACGTATGTGATTGCGGCATAGCAGAATTGGTTGTCTCTGCTTGCATCTCGCACGACCATGTTGTTGATCGGGATATGGTTAGTCGAGAGGTTCGGTGTGTCAACACCAATCGGCTCTTCATCGCGTAGCACGTAACCCCAGAAGTCCGACACCACTGTCCACATTGAATTGAAATACTCATCGTCATATGAGACAAAGGCTGACTCCCATTTATTGTTCCCAAAAATTACCGACATCCATATACCCTCAGAGTTAGATAGATAGCAGTACAGTTGTAGTTGTGGCATGTAGTATCTGATTACATCATCCATATTATTGTAGGCATTGGTGTGCTTTGCCTCTACTGGATTGTGACCATTCATTGCATCAACAGTACCCTTGACTTTGACAGTGCCAATGTCTTGCTCATAGGCAGATTGAAAGCCACCAAGCACACATCCATGCTGACTAGCAAACCAATCTAAGTTGAACTGCTCAGTGTGTATGCCAAGTTGAACAGCAATATTACCCGACAGATCCTCTGGTTCAACACGACCGGTCTTTACTTGCCATAGCTCCAGCCAGTTGCCCTGCATAATTTTTACGCAGTCCGAACCGCCTATAAAACCTTTACGTTCCATTAATTTTCTCCGTCATTGTAAGGTCTTGTGTACTGCGTTTGTGCAGTTGGGTCAAGGTATTTCTTGAAGTCATCTTTAGTTATATCTGTCATCTCAAGAAGTTCTTTTTTGCCTTTACCTTTGAGCCAATACTCACCAATACCCTCTCCATTCTTAATTCGATTAGCCATAATTTTGTGCGTATCAATACGCCAAGTTGATTTGTAATATTCCGCAGCTAAACTTGGGGAGGTACTGGCACGCTTGACATGTGCATCCCAAGACGCACCACTACCTGATAGTCTTTTGAACTGAGCCATTATTTCCTCAATTCAATATCTGTAATCATAGATTCTCTATGAACACATTTATAATTCTCAATATGTTTCATAGAATGTATTTCTTCTATACTGCCTGAGTATTCTTGCAAAATTTCATTCGCAATATAAGACGCTTCATCTTCATCTTTTGCATTTATAGTAAGATACATACCTTCTGCATAATGAAAACCAACATTAAATAATGGCATTAGTTTACTCCCTCAAAATAAATGGCAATGCGTTTGCCTTCTGTATTTTTCATCATAATCTTCTGGATGCTCATACCTTCATCCTTTAGATTTTTGATGCGTGCAGCTAACCGAAAACACCCAAACTGTTTGAGTGCTTGCATTGCGGTAATGCTGTTACCTTTTTTAAGGTGAGCTTTGATCGCTTTGTTCTGTGATTCCATCTTGATTCTCCATTAATTGTTCAAACATTTCACCAGACATAATTACTAATGTTTG